GTAATTTGTACTAGGCCTCGACCGTGATATTTCCATCCATCGCCAGTTTCTTCTGGACCGTTGCCCATTCTACCACCATATACTCGGTTGGCAATTTTTTGCGGTTGTCGTTGATATTCTAGTGCCATTGCATCAGATGGGAAGTAGTGCGGAAAAACACTACGTAAACCTTTGGCACCATAATTTAAATTTTCTTCAATCTCACGAAAGTCACCGCTTTCGTGACCCATTTGTGCTAACCAAGCTGCAACGCGAAGCACCGATGTAATTTGATAATCTGGTAATACATCGCAAATTGGCTGATACCATTCTTCAATGTTTGGATTTGGTATGCAGGCTGCTAGGTTCTCAAGTGTAAAATCAAATTCAAAGCCCATGTGAATATCTCCTTACAGGATGTCTGGATCAAGTTTAGGTTTGACAACATATCGTAAATTTTGTTGCTCAGGTAATTGTGTTCCGTTTTGTAATGTTGTTATTGTCTTATTATTTATAAAGCTTACTAGCCCATCACTAGCAGGCAGCCATTGATTACGGAAGTCAGTTTGTATTCTATACCATATGTTATTTTTATATTGGAATAGTTGTGCTGGTGCCCAATCTGTTCTCAAGAAGTAGTCACCATTTAATGGAGTAGCAGGCCAAGAGGTTCCCATTGCAACAGGTTTGCTGCCATTTGGTGGGATACCGTCGCCTGTCCAAATATCATTGTCTCCGATAATGGGGCTACCAACCTGGTTAGCATCTTGTCCAGGTAAAATGTACCAATGTTGCGTTTGGAAATAATAAAACGGCACTTCTTGTTGTGCGGCGGCGGCTATGGCGTCGCTTATTTTGTTTTCAGCATCTCGCGTGCTCAAGGCATCACCTACTGTTGCAAATCCACCGTTGCCATCTAGCGCTGGTACTGGATCGCCACTGGCATCTAGTATTGGTGCGCTCATAATGTCTCTAAATTCCGTACTGTCTGTCATTGGGTTGCATTTAACACGCCATAAATGCGGCCACCATGTTGGACTATATCCTTCTGCAGGTTTGGTACCTTCTTCTATCACATAGTATCTATTAATAGCAACATCTGATCCTAATACTGAATCGTCTCTTTGGTGAAGTATTTCTATAACATCTCCGCTCATTAATTTACGACCTATCATATCGAGCATCTTATTTAGATGAAAGGTAATGAATATAGTATCGTTGCTGAGAAATAATCCAAACTGTCGCAGATCAAATTCAGTATCGCCTAATTGGTAGTGACCTCTCATACTATAAACATTTGGATCGTACTTTCGATCTCTATTTTCCATGTTAAGCACGTCTTGTATTGTTGTACTTGGATCAGGGGCTCCAGAGGTGCTTAAATCTAATTCTAGTGTGTCATTTGTGCCAGGACTTTGTGTATAGACTCCTATGGCCTTGTGTATATAAAATTCAGTACCTCCTACCATATACATTTCTGCAATTACACGATCAAAAAATTTGAAATCATTTGTTCTAACAGCTTGGCCGCGCCATAAACTTAAAGGAGGCATAATATAACCCTTATAATGTAATTAAATTATTTAGCGATTACATGACACCGTGTTGACTGGTAGTAAACACTAAATACTTCATATAGGAACCAATATGTCAACACCTTTAAGACAACAAATTATAGATCAAATGCGCCTTATGATGGGCGGCGGAATGGTAGATATTGAACTTGATCCAGAGCATTATGAAAACGCAATGACTCTTGCATTTGATCGTTACAGACAACGTGCAGGTAACTCATCTGAAGAATCGTATTATTTTCTACATATTTTGTATGAAACCAATCAGTATACATTACCTGACGAAATTGTACAGGTACGCGGCATTTATCGGAGAGGGTTGGGCGAGACCCAAGGTGGAACCTATTTAGATCCATTCTCGCTGGCATACACTAATTTGTATTTGCTACAAGCAGGAGCAGGTGGCGGATATAGCGCCGGATTGTTAACTTATGAACTGTTTAATGAATATCTAAAACAAGCTGGACGCATGTTTGGTGCATATATTAACTATACATTTAATCCTGTAACAAAAGTATTGCAACTAGTTCGCAAACCAACTGGTGGTGAAACTGTGGTATTATGGTGCCAACGTATTCGTGTCGATGATGAGCTATTGCAAGATCCGTTTATTAGACCTTGGATAAGGTCATATGCGTTGACCTGGTGTAAAACTCAGCTGGGCGAAGCATATAGCAAATACAACACTATTGTTGGACCAGGTGGCGGTACAACACTTAAAGGTGCCGAAATTAAACAAGAAGCTATAGCAGAACGTGAGGCACTTGAACGCGAACTTGATCTGTATATCGACGAATCGAGCCCACCTCTAATAGTAATTGGATAATAAACGCCATTGACGTGCTGTGCATAACGTGTTATTCTTTTGAAATTATAAACAAAAGGATAATACGCTATGGAAGACACTGCTCGAGATTTGGCAGTTTACATACTGTTGCGTACAGATTTGCCTAGCTTAAATTCTGGAAAAGCTGCCGCACAAGCGCATCACTCAGGCGTTCAGATGATGGTCAAGCACAACCAGCACAGTTTGGTACAAGAATATATATCAATGGGTATTAAACAAGGTGCAGATTGCTTCAACACCACGTTAGTATTAGCTGCAAACTATCAACAGATTGAACATACTATTGATATCGCCAAAGTATGGAACTCAAATTATTTGTTGTATGACGGAGTTGTTGATCCTAGCTATCCATTTGTAGTTGATGAGGAAATCTCACGCCTAATTCCACAAACTGAGACTACAAAGATCGTAAAACCATTAGACAACAGTAAGGTGTTGATGGTACGTAAAGAACTTACGTGTGCGTGGTTTCTAATAGATAGAAACGATTTAGAAACTCGCAAATTATTTGACGGTTTTAATCTTCATCCATAAGCAGCAAAGATTGCTTTAATACCCGCATCTGTGATATCTCTACTACCTATTGCAGCATAACGACCGTGGGGGACTGGTGGTTTTTCTATGACCTTCCATGTCTCCCACCATTGCATCCATTTATTAGACGTCATGTCGTAAAAATATAACTCGCACTCTTTTAGTGTGCGATCTGCATACCAACGGTCAACATACATGGTTGCAGCCCAAGCGGTCCCACCTGATATTTTAAGAGAGCTTTTATCATCTGGTAACAAATTAGCCACTGCATACACACGCTCACAAAACCTAACTTGGTAATGATTCCTGCGTAATAAATTGTTAACGTGGGGGTTTTGACTAGGCCATTTACGTCGCATGCTTTTAGCCGCAGTTTCAACATATGGATCTGCTTCGCCTAGTTCTGCTACTGTTAATTTCTTGGAAAATTGTTCTTCAACTGATTTATGTCCTGGAAATGTGAAATGTATGAGATCGTGCCCTGAGTTAACAGCCATCAAACCCCACGCATGATCGGAACCCTTAGCACCGCCACTAAAACAAATTGATTTCAAAGCAAACAGTCCACTTGCTGATATAACTGTTCAAGCGTCCCATTATTTTCTAAAATTGAAAATGGTCCGCAATTAATCCACTCATATTCACTTGAATGAACAGATGGCCAGGCTGTTGGCATCTTATCTGGGCATTTAGCTGCACACTGATACCAATTTGGAACTGATCCGCGTTTTATCCACCATAGTTGTCCTCCATTCATTTTTTTTACCAAGTTGATCTCATTTGGAAAACGAACGTCTGTTATTACAATATTATTAGATTCTTGTAATATTTTACGCTCAAGACTGGCAACCCATATGTTGTCAAAAAAATTATTACGAAAAACTTCGGTTCCTAACTGCTGAAGAACCCAGCGAGGTGTAACCGTGCGATACATTTGTTTAGACCAATACGGATCTATTTGTTCACGCCATTCTCTACTTTCTGTTGTATCGCCTTCTAGCAACTCTCTTGGCCATCCAAATATTGCGGAACTTGCATCTTTGAGACTTCCAGCAAAGCTAACTGCTTTATAGCCGTGATGTCTTACTAGATATTCTCCAACCGTACCTTTACCGCTTCCTATGAATCCTATTACGCCGATAATTCTCTGTGTCATTGGAATTAAATTATACGATAAAGTTTTGGTTGATCAACATACTCTTGGAGAAATCTAGCCGGTTTTAAGAAGGCATTGATAAATAGGTTTACGACAAAAACATTTTCATGGCGAGGTAAATCATGTCAGGTAGTCTAGTTTCTCCGGGCGTAAAAGTAAGTATAATAGATCAGAGCGCATACGGCACGTCTGGGCCGGGAACAGTCCCTCTTATTGTAATAGCAACAGGAGCTAATAAGCTAACTCCGGGTAGTACCACAGCAATTGCTCCAGGCACTTTGCCTTCGAATGCAGGCAATTTGTATCTAATTACAAGTCAACGGGACGCATTACAAACATTTGGCAATCCAACTTTTTATAGCGCTGCAGGTTCAGTTCAATTTGATAACCAACTTAATGAGCTTGGCTTGTTTACATTATATACATACTTAGGTGTGGCTACTAACGCATATGTTATTAGGGCAGATGTTGATCTTGATCAACTCATACCAACAACAGTTGCACCAACTGGCCCAACTGCTGACGGAACATACTGGCTAGATTTAGCTACAACTACATGGGGCATTTTTCAAAGTAATGGCAACATTAATCCAGCCTATAGTTGGCAAAGCCAGACTCCGTTGGTTATTGCTGACAGCGCAAAATTAGAAGGTATTGTGCAAGGTTACAGCGTTCATAACGGCCCAATTACAAGTGGGTCAACAGTTTGCATTACCTCCGCCGGCACACTGACTATAAATGAAATCAATGTTTCGCTAGCAGCTGGTTCTAGTCTATCTCAGGTAGTTAGCGCGATTAACAGCAACTCCCTTGTACAAATGCTTGGAATTTCAGCTGTACCATTTATCCGCCAAGGAAAATACAGCAAAACAGCAACCGCTAATGGTGACATTTTCAACCTGCGTTTAATTTCAAGTGATTATACACAGACTATAACCTTGGCAGGTTCAACTACCAGTATCCTACTAGATTTGGGCTTTAGTGATCCAACTGGTACTACTGCCGAGCCTGACCCACTAAACTCAGTATTTCCAACAACTGCTTTTGGTACAGCCGGCAATTATGCAGTTAATACACTAATGGATGCACAGGGCAATTACAGCAACGCTGTATTTCAAATGATTACAGTTGTAACTAGTACAGCTACAACAAACTGGTGGTTCCAAGTTGGAACAACAGAGTCTGAAGATCTTGGATATTCGTGGCAAGCTGCTGTTCCTACTAAATTAATTGGTTCAAAATCATTTAATTCAATTTCAACTGCAATATTTTCTGATTCTGAAACTTGTACAATTCAGATTGGCACAGGTTCACCACTTTCAGTCAGTGTTACATCGTTAGATACATTGCAAACATTTGTTGCTGCAATAAATTCACAACTCAACAGCCCGGGAACAAACGCCATAGCTGGTATTTCTACATCAGGTGGTTTAAATTATCTAACTATTACTAACTATGATGCATCTCAAATTGTATTGCACGATTTGGTAAATCAAAATGGTACAAATACCAGCATAACTCCGTGGGCAACTGTTGGATTAAGCTCTGGTAATACATATTGGGCAAGTGTCACAGGCACTGTTAGTAACCCAACATATACTGCTGCTACATTGC